CGTCTAAAGCGAAATTAGGGCCGTTGCTTGCAATTTGCGGCGGTCAAGCCTAAAATGCGGGAAAGGAGTCGAAATTATGGAAAGTCTTTTCAAGTCCAAACGGTTTTGGGTCGCGGCTGCGGCCATTGCCGTCGTCGTCCTTAAGGACAAGGTTCCCTTGACTGAGGATCAAATACAGGTTTTGGTTTACACCATCGGTGCTTGGATTGTCGGTGAATCTATCCGGCCAGTGGATCCGAAGCCGGAGGTGACCAAGTGAAACGCGTAAAATTTGCGGACAGGCTCAAGACTCGTCGGGCGGCTCGTGAAATTTGGATCGCTCGACGATCTGATCCGACTGTGGCTGATTTGGTCGCAAAGACCATCGACGGCGACGAGGAAGCGGGAAAGCTGCTTTTCGGTTCGCATCCTGAGTTAGTCGGCATCGATCCGGCAACGCTGTTTTTGCTCATACAGATTGCTCTCAAGCTTTGGCTCTGGTGGCAATCTCAGAAGGTCGAGAATCCTTCGGAGGATGTTGCGGTCGGTGAGCCCTTCGATTCCACGGTCAGCGACGACGATAACGACTAAGCCCTCGGGAACCCGATCTTTTCCGATACCCTTAGCGTCGGTGAGTTCCCTGGGGCAACTAACAAGGATGGATGATGGCTGACGAAAAGAAGAAAGAAAACTGGGTGCCTTGGATCGTCGCGGCGTTGGCTGTCTTTGCCATGTTGCGAAATCAGCAACCAGCGAGCGACTCAAAGCCCAAGGAACTTACGGCCGTAGTTCGCCAGACGCTGCCAAGCATCCGATCAGCCTACAAGCAGGCTTTCTTGGAGGCAGCTTCAAAGATCGAGTCCGGCGAAATCAAGGATCAAGAAGCTTGGACGAAATTCATCGCGGACAATGCAGGGGCTAAGCAACGTGAGGCACTCGATCGAGTCTATGAGGCCATCGACAAGCTCGATTTGCCTGCATCGTTTGTGGGCAAGGAATCAGAGATTGCCAAGATCAATCGGGAGATCGCTCAAGCATGGTAGCTATAGCGTTTTTTGCTGTGTTTTGTATAATGAAAGAACCCTGCGATGGTGGTACATCCAGGGTTCAGACCAACCCCTTTCATCACAAGGAGCCGATAATGGCATTGTATCAAATCTCAGAAAGCAGGGTAGCTTTCATTCAGAAGAAAGACGGAACTGGATTTTATCGATCTACCGTGGCCTTTTTTCGGTGTTCTTTTTGCGATGGTGTATCGGAAAAGCCGACGTGCAAGGCAAAGCAAAGATATTCTTGCGGGTGTATGCAAGTAGAGCTGGTTAACGCAGCAAATCGCACCCACGGAATGACACGGACTCCAACCTATAAATCATGGAGGTCTATGCTTGAGCGTTGCGAAAACAAAAACCACAGGCATTTTTCAAATTACGGCGGTAGGGGTATTGATGTCTGCGAAAGATGGAAATCCTTTAATGGGTTTTTGTCCGATATGGGCGTTAGGCCAGATAGCATGACGCTAGACAGGATAGATTCGGATTTGGGTTATTCAAAAGAAAATTGCAGATGGGCTACGAAAACACAGCAGTCCAGAAATAAAAGATCATCGAGATTCCTCACAATAGGCCAGCAGTCAAAAACAGTCTCGGAATGGGCCGAGCATGAAAGCGCCGTTTGCGAAAACACGATACATACTAGGCTTGCGGCTGGCTGGTCTCATGAAGATGCTGTTTTCAAGCCAGTCAGAAGAAAGGCGGCTGTAAATGGATGATTTTTTCACTGGTTACGATCCATCCATTGAAAACAGGGACTCTATCAAGGCGTCGTCCGTCAGCGTTGATTTTACCATGCGGGACTTCGAGGTTCCTGAGGAAATCGATCCACGGCCATTGATGCGACATGACAAGCAGCTAAACATGTCAAGCTGCCAAGGCTTTTCGCTTACCAATGCTTGCGAATACGTTTGGGCTCTTGTGCATGGCTCATTTAGCGTCGAACGTCAGCTATCGCAGTTGTTTGCGTACCTTGAGTCACAACGACAAAGCCAAGGTTTGCTCGGTCGCGATGCTGGATCGACCATCGAAGCAGGGCTCAAGGTTGCAACGCAAATTGGGATGCTTCCCGAAAAGGATTTGCCGTACTCAACGCCATACCCAAACAACTCTCGGACGCTCATAACGGACGATATGCGGATGAAGGCGTTCCCGTATCGGATCGGCTCTCACACTTGGCTCGATTCTTACGATGCCATCTTTCGATACTTGGCAAGCGGTGTTGGTGCTGTTCACACTGGGACACTCTGGAACGATTCTTTTTACGCTCGCAACGGGGTGCTTGAGTCCGTCAGTCTTGGTCGCGGTGGCGGGCATGCTACGGCATGGCTCGGCTACAGCAAACGCAAAGACTCTAAAGGACGCAATTACATTTGGCGGTTAAACTCGCACAACGATTCTTGGACTGAAATTGCTCCGAGCGTCATTGATGCTCTTTGCAGGCATCAGTGGACATCGATTGTCGGCGTATCGGATCTATCAACGCCTGGGCCAAGGAAGGTATCTTGGATGCAATCGAGGCCACTAGGATGAGTAACGAACAAAGGGAGTCTATCTTGATTGGTTGCATAATGCTTTGCTTGTTTGGTTGGGTTTTCAATGGGTATAAGCCCGATCCGACTCAGTGCGACATTCCATCGAGTGACTTGATTCAGCAGGTTGCAACTGTTCGAGAATCTCTAACGGTTCAACCAGTTCCGGTTGACGATCCAAAGCCGATACCAAGCCCAAGCGACAAGCCAAACAAGATCGAGATATTGGTATTCGTCTCCAAGAATTGCCCACCATGCGAAAAGTGGAAGCGATGCGAAATGCAAAAGTTCTTGGATGCTGGATGGTCGGTCGGCATCATCGAGGATCATCCGTTTCCGGTCACTCCACGGTTTGAAGTCTCCAAGGGTGCGGATCGCAAGGATCACGTTGGCTACTTGACTTTTGAACAGGCGAAAGGGTTGATAAAGTGACGCAGGAAAGCTTGGTTGTTATCATCGGAACAGCGGTCACAGGCGGGCTCGTTTCGGCTGTTGTGTTTCTGTTTAAGTTGTTCGTCGAGGAAAAGAAAACGACAAGAGCAGACTTGCAAGAGTGCCGGTCAGATCGCGAAAAACTTTGGGCTAAAATCGAACAGTTGCAAACTGAGATCGGCAAGCTGTTAAGAGGGCAAGCATGAACTACCAAGCATTGATCGACGAACTAAAAAAGCCTGAGCATTTGAGCCTTAGCGATCAAGCGGCGGCTGATGCCATCAACGCAAAGACGCTGATGGTTCGCAAGCCGATTTCGGTTGCCGACATCAAAGCCTACGCGATTCAGCAGGGTTTCTACGCCGACATTGATGAGGCTTGCAGCGATCCAGATCCGGTCAAGCGTAAGCTCTGCAAGAACGTCAGAGCTTGGGTCGATGATGCGGCTGGAAAGTTGCTTACCATCGATGCAGATTCCAGCACAGCAAACACAATGCTGACAGGGCTCGTCAACTACAAGCTCATAACGACATTGCAAGCCAATGCCATCGATTGCATGGCGTGGAAGTCGGTCAAGTGGACTGATTCGGTCGGCTTGCCAAACATCGAGCCCGGTCATGTTCAATCAGCTAGGAGGATGATTCAAAATGGCGTTGCCTGATTCGTTTAAGGTCTCGCAAGGGACGGCGATCATTTGGGGTGAGGCTGGTGCAAGCGGTGTAACTCACACGCTATCGTTTGATGGGCTGGCAAACGGGGCAGCTCGTCAAGGTGCATCGGCGGATCTTGGATCCGATTGGGATCGAGATTACGCAGTCTATATCATCATCGAAACGGGCACGGCTCCAACGGCTGGAAATACGGTTGACCTGTACCTAATCAACTCTCGCGACGGCTCCGAGTGGCCTGCCAAGGTTACTGGATCTGATGCCGCTTACACTCTCGGGACTTCGGATGCCAATCTACGGCAAGCAGGGCCAGCGGTGACGTCGCTCGTGGCAACGGCTGATGCGAATACTGTTCTGATTCAGGCTCCGGTTGTTTGGCGGCCAATTGGACGATACGTTGCTCCGATTGCAGACAACAATCTTGGTGTGGCTGTAAGGGACGAAACAACGGCAACCGATAACGCTTCGAGGGTCATTCTGGTTCCGCTTGTTGACAAGGTGGTAGAGTAGTGACCTGGCTCAATACGTCGGTACATTCTGGTTTTGCTCGCTCGGCATCGGAGGCGATGTTTCCTCGTTTGTTTCCAGATTCTTGTTGGCTTTGCCCGTCGCTTAATCCTGCATTTGGTGGTACGAAGATTTGGGATTTGCGCAGTAACAACTGGGGAACACTTACCAACATGACCAACGATGATTGGGTGGTAAGTGGTGGCAAGTACGCATTGGATTTCGACGGGTCGAATGATTTTGTTTCGTCTACTATCCCTTCTTTGACTGGTTTTATTACATTGTCGGCATGGGTGCGCGGCATTCCTGGAAGCGGAAGCAGCAGCTATTTTGTTTCGTGCCCAAACGCATCTGGCAGTAATTGCATCGACTTTATCAACCCTACCAATGCGGGCACAAACATAGTCCTCGCTGGTGGTTCGCTTAGGACGCTTTCCTCGGGTATTGATACTCGCGGAGTCTGGACGCACTTATGCTCTGGTGTTGATGGGACTAGAGCGTTCCTGTTTGTCAATGGGGCTTTAGTTGGTTCGTCGGCGACTACGCTAGGAGTCAACGGAACGGCATTGCGTCAAATCAATCTCGGGAGATTCAGTAGCATCGGCTTGCATACTGCGTGCCAGCTTGACGACGTGCGGCTATACAGTCGAGGTCTGACAGAGGCAGAGGTAAGGCAGCTTTACCAGGTAGGTCGAGGCAACATGCCATTAAGACGCAGGCGAAGGTACACGGAACAGGCGGCGGGATTTAGGGCGTATTGGGCTCGAAACAATTCACGTTTGATAGGGGCTGGAAATGTATCCTAGAAATGCGGCGAGTCCTGAAAGAGTCTCGATTGGTGCTGTCGTTCAGATAAGCGATGGAGCTGTGCAAACATCTGGCGTGACGGTTCGGATATTGCCTTTCGGCGGCTCTGAGGCTGACGGAGGCGGGACGACTGCGTACTCTACCGATGGCGTAGTGGTTTACACGCCAACGCAAGCGGAGACTAACTATACTTCGTTCATTTTGATCGCCAAAAAGACTGGTTGTATTCCGGCCAGTGTAACGGTGGTAACTTCGGAATCGACTGTTAGCGGTCGGGTCTATGTTAACACAAACGGAGATAAGACAGGGTACAAGCTTGCAAGCGATGGCTTGGCTCTTGTAACGGCTCCGATTGCCAATGCGGTATGGGACGAAGTGCTGACGGGCGCAACCCACAACATTGCATCTTCAGCGGGGCGAAGATTGCGGCAGTTGGCTAGCGTTATTGTCCGGGCAGGCACAGCACAGGGGCCAGGGACGGGAAACAATCAGATCCAACTCGATG